TCAACGTTCGGCGCGCTCACCATCGATGATCCTCTCGTCCGCCGCCATGCTGACGAGCGTTCGGTGGAGCGAGCCCAGCAGCACGACCCAGACGCCGACATATGCCCACCACGGCAGATCGGGGAGGAACCAATAGACCCCTCCGGTCGCAACGGCAGCGATCCCTCCAGCGATCAATGCCAGCCTCTCAGTCGCCTTCAGATTGGTGCGCATTGCCAGCCTCCCATGCATCGGCCGGCACCGTAGCGGAAGCGCGTCAGCTCGTCACTCCTCGCCGTCGTCACCCTCGCCCTCGCCGCCTTCCTTCTTCTTGCCCTTGCCGGCTTCCAAGCTGGTGACGTAGCCGCCGCCGTCGAGCCGGTGCTCGGCCCGCTCTATGGTCCAGGCGCCGGCGATGCCGTCGCGGAAGCCGACCATGTCCACCTGCATCTCGGCCGCGATATCGGTGCGGCCGGGCATCTCGACGGAGAGCGAGCCTTCTGCCCGGTCAAGCTCTCGCGAGCGTGCCTCGGCCGCGCGCACGGCCTCCTCTTCGCTCGGGTAGGTGTGCGGGAGGCGCATGCGAGGGCCTTCGCCGTTCTCGACCAGGACGGAGCGTCGCTCGGCCCCATCCCGGTCGTACCACTCGGCCTCGACGCCACCATGGTCGGGCCGGTCGGCCTTCGAGACGCGGACGTGCGTCACGTCGCCCGGCCGCAGCACGAGCCGCTCCAGCGTCTGTCCGGAACCTGACCGCCCCGCGCCCTTGTGCGCGACCACGAGCCGGCCGTTGGCGGGCTTTGCGACCGCATCGTGCCGGCGGGCGAGCCGGGTCGCGAAGTGCAGATCGCTTTCCTCGGTCTGGGCGACGTAGCGGACCGCGCGCTTCGCCAGCTCGGGATCGATCGCGGCTTCCAATCCGTGCTCGGATGCGAGCTTCTCGAAGATGGCGCCGAGGGTCGTGCCCTCGAAGTGCCGCGTCTTCTGCTCCTTGAACGACGCACGAAGGTCGGCCGCTCGGCCGTGGACGCCGATCTCCCACGGCGGCCCCTCGATCGTCACCTCGTCGACCGTGAAGCGGCCCATGAGGCTGAGGCCCGTCTCCCGATAGCCCATGAGGATGGTGAGCGACGCGCCCTTTCGCGGCAGCGCCACGACGTTGTCCCTGTCGTCGACGGTGATCTCCACCGCATCGCTGTCGAGCCCGTCTTCGTCGGTGACCGTGAGGCTCAGCAGGCGGTCGTTGAAGGCCTCGGTCACGTTGCGGCCATCGGCGAAGATCTGGAACGCCGGCGTCATGTCAGTCCCACAGCTTGACGGGCGACCGCGGCATCTGGACCTGCGGCTCCGGCACGTCGATCGCAGTGCCGAGCGGCAGCACCGGCCCGAGGTCTGCGAGCCCCGGATTGGTGTCAAGGATCCGCTCGACGAGGCCGGGCTCCGATCCGCGTTCGCGCCAAGCGGTGAGGTCCACCGTGTCCTGGTCAAAGCTGCGCAGTTTGGTCATCCGAGGAGCCCTCCGAGCCCGGTGCCGTCCTCGCCGTAGCGGCCGAGCGTGATCTCAACCTCGACCTTGCGCGGCGTGCCGTCGGCCGTCAGGAAAGAGCCGGTGTCCGTGATCTCGCTGATGTACCAGCGGCCGAGAACACGGCCGGTGCCGGACACCATCATCATGACGCTGCCCGCCTCGGCGGCCTCGCCCATGGCGTCGACTTGCGCGAGCCCGCCGGTCAGCTCGGGATAAATCGTCGCGTTGATGGTGATCTCGCTCTCGGCGGTATGCACGAACTGGCTGGCAGGGCGGCGGCCGATCCTACCTTGCGACACCCACTCGCCGCCGCAGCGGCGCGCCAGCTCCTCATAGGCGTGGCGCGTGACCCTGAAGCGAAACGGGCCGAGGCCCAAGAGAACGCGATCGTACATTATGGCTGCCCAAGGAAGGTTGATCCGGCGGCACCGCCGTCATGGAGGCCGCTCAGACCGCGCCGGGTGCCGCGCTCGACCCCACCGGCCGCTGCCCGGCCGATCTCCGCTGCCGTCGAGGGCGACGATGCCTGGATGCTCACGTGGTTGGTGACGCTCACCGGCATGTGCTGATTGAGGGTCCGGCTTTGGTCGATCTCGTTGACCACATCGGAGAGCATGCGCGGCGCGGGCACCGCCTGAGAGCCCGAGGGTGGCGATGCCGCCGGCTTTTGCCAGCCCATCGTGTTGCGCACCCAATCGGGCACCATGGCTGACCAGTCGATGGTGAGTGCGCTGCGGATCTCGCTCCCGAGATTGGCGATCCATGCCTTGATGTCCCGAGCGACCGACTTCATGCCCTCCCAGAGGGACATGAGAATGGAGCGGCCGATTTCGGTCAGGTCGATCGCAGCGAAGGTCGCCTTGATGTCCTCGATGACCTCACCGATCGAGCGGGCGACCTCGCCTTTCCACTCCTGCACGCGATCGTTCGACCGGCGGAACCAGCGGCCGATGGCCGTCTCGTTCTCCATCCAGCTGTTGAGGCGATCGGCGGCTTCCCAGTTCTCGTTGATCAGCGCCAGGCGCTCCTCGCGCGTGCGCTTCAGATCGTCGAGGATCATGGAGCCGATGGCGAGCGCTCCGCCGGCGATCAGAACACCGCGCAGGCTGAGCCTTTGAAGGACACCGCGTAAGCCTTCTGCAGCTCGGGAGGATCGGAGGAAATAGCCGGCCAGCGGGGCGAGGTTCTGCGCTGACTTGGCGCCGATCCACAGCAGGCCCTGCGCAATACGGAATACGCCCTCCACCAACTTGAACGCTGCCGGCACGAACAGAAGGCCCAGCGCCAGAAGTCCCGCTCGCCCAAGGCCGCCGACCGCGTCCGTTGTTGAGCGTACCGCCTCCGCAATGCCCCGCACGTCGGCGATCGCCTGATTGAGGTCGAACCGGCCGAGCATCTCGCCGAAGGCGCGGACGAAGTCGACGATGCCGGTCGACACCAGCTCTCGATTGGCGGCGATCCAGTCGCGCAACTCGATGAGCATGGGTGTCAGGACCGGCAGTGCCTTCGAGGCGATCGCATCGCGCAGGCCGATGATCGTCGTGGTGACGTCGCTCAGCGCATCGTTGAACGCCTCGGCCTCGGCGCCGGCCTCGTCGCCCAAGACGCCCATGAGGCGGCGCGCCTCTGCGCTCATGTCCGCCAGCCCGTCCTTGCCGAGTTCGGCGATGCGGGTCATGACGAGGCCAGATCGCCCGAAAGCCGCCTGGGCGAGAGCCGCCCGCCGGGCCGGATCCTCGATCTTGGAGAGTGCATCGATCATGAGATCGAAGGCCGCCTCCGGCCCCTTGCTCTTCCTCAGCTGGCCCAGCAGCTTCGGGTTGGCCCGCTTGAGGAAAGAGACGAGCGAACCCCGGCCGGTGCGCAACTCGCCCATGCGCCTGTTGAGACCGTCGATCGACGTCTCGAGTTCTGATGCGGAGACGCCTTGCCGTCCCGCGACGAAGTTCAGCTCGCGCAGGCGCTGGATGGTGAAGCCGGTCTGCCGCGCCAGCTTGGCCTGCTCGTCGATCACGTCGGCATAAGCTCGGCCCATGGCCACGAGGCCGCCGAACGACAGGCCGCCGGCCGCCGCCAAGCGAGTGGCTGTGCGCACGCCGAGGCGCGCGGCCGTAGTCGCATGCCGGCCGGCGAGCGCGACGCCGTCATACATGTGCCGGAGCCCCAAGCCGATGCGCCGGCCGGCGGCTTCATAGACAGGGATGGAGGAGAGGAAGCGGCGGCGCGTCTGGATGATCGCGCGGCCGAGGCCGAATTGCTGGCGCGTCAGGCCGCGGGTCGATTTGGTCGCCGCGTCCGTGGCCTTGCGGACTTCCTTGGTGGTCTTCTCAACGCCGGCCAGCGAGGCCTTGGCCTTTTTCGCCGGGGCGCTGAGCTTGTCGACGAGCTTGAGGATGACATCGATATCGAGCGCCATCGTGTCACCTCAGACCTGCCTTGGCCAATGCTTCGAACCGGCGCAGTGCCCGGCCGTGCCACGCGCGGATCTCGTCGATGCCGCGGTTCTCCAGCTCGGCCGGTGACCAATGGAGGATGACCGCGACGTCCGCGATCAGTTCCTCGACTTGCTCCGCGCCAGCTTCTCGAAAGGGGCGAAGGCTTCGTTGACCCGCGCCATCAGCTCGGCGCTGTCTTCGGGGCTGAGCTTGTCGACCTCGGCGACGTTCATTCCCGCCAGATCGGCGATCGAAAGGGAGATCGCCTCGATCTCGTCGCCCTCCTGCATGCGCTTGGAGAGCAGCTTGAAGTCCTTGAACGTTGCGTCGCGGAAGGTGACGTGGGTCGTCGTCTTGCCGCCCGCCTCGATGCTCCTCTTCAGGGTGTAGGGCCACTCCATCTTGCTCTCCTTCAGGCCATGCCCAGGGCGCGGCGCATGGCGACGTTCTGGTCGACGCCGTTGATGACGCGGATGCCATTGAGGACGTCGACCTCGATCAGGGGCACGTCCGCGATCGTGAGCTTCACGTAGGTGAGCCGCATGGCGTAGGTGAGCTTGGCCAGCTCGCCGGGCTTCCAGTCGCCGAAGTCCAGCTCCTTGATGGAGCCTCGCGTGTGGATCTCGGCCGCGCGATCGGTGCCCGTCTCGCCGACGAGGAACCCTTTGTGCGTGAACGCCTTGGTCTGTCCCGGCGCGAGGCCCCACAGGCCAATGACGCGCGGGTCCGCATCGGCCAGCTCGACCGAGGCTTCGAGCTTCTCGTAGCCGAGGGCGACCTCCACCGGGCCGTCCATGCCGCCGCCGCGGTGCTCTTCGACCACCTCGGTGAACTTCGGCAGGGTGATGCTGGCGACCGCGCCGTGCAGCCCGTAGCCGTCGGCAAAGGTCGAGCAGTTGCGCAGGATGTAGTCGAGAGCCATGGAGCCTCCTCACACCACGCGTCACGCGGCGAGCGCGCGCACGATCTCCTCGACCGCGTCGGTGTAGTAGTCGGGATTGCGGTGGATGCGGAACGTCAGCCGCTCGATCGGCGCCACCGGCTCGATGTCGAAGTCGAGCGTCAGCTTGCCGGAGACGAGATTGCCCGCCGGATTGAAGTCCGGATTGAGCCAGCACCGCCCGCCGACGATCGCGCCCTCGGTCTTGAGGAGCCGCAGGTAGGCGTTGACGCTCTCCACCAGCTCCCGCACGAGCTGGGGCGAGAACGGCCGATCGAGCGCCCAGGTATAGGAGGCCTCGACCTCGTCGCGGATGACGTCGATGATCCGCCGCACCGACAGGAAGGCCGTGAGCGGATCGTTCGAGCAACTCCGCAGGCCGAAGAAGCGGAACCCATCGTTGCGGATGATGGTCGTGACGCCGTTCTCGTTGAGCCAGTTGTGCTCCGAGTTCCGGTCCGACAGGTTGGCCGCGATCGGCCGGCCGGCGCCGACGATGCCGTTGATGACCTGATTGGAGAACGGCCACCAGAAGCCGCGGTCGTTGTCCATCTTCGCCTGCAGCCCGGCCGCATAGGCCGCTCCAGGGCGGGAGACGTTGGTGGCTTCCTCGCCGTCGAAGACGAGCACGCCGGGGTCGAGCACCTGCAGGCGGTCGGAGCCGAAATCCCGACGATAGGCGATCGCGGCCTGGTTGGTGGTGTTCGGACCGTCGACGAACACCACGGCCCGCAACCGATCGGCCACGCCGGCGAGCGCGGCCGTCACGGGGTTGGCGGTCGTGCCGATGACGGCGGTGGCCGCCGCCCCGGCCGCCTCCGCGCCGCCGCCGACGAAGGTGATCGTGGGCGGCGCAGAATAACCGATGCCGGGGCTCGTCACGATGACGCTGGACACCGCTCCGTTCTGGACCGTCGCGATGGCACTCGCGCCGGTGCCGTCGCCATCGATGACGACGGAGGGCGCCTCCGTGTACCCGGTGCCGCCCTCGTTGACGTCGATGGTGGCGACGCCCGTCGCCGGCCGGACGCTGGTGAAGCCGGGCGCGATCAGGATCTTCGGCTTGAGGCCGGTGAGGCTCTGTGCACTGAGCAGCGCGTGGACGCCTGTCTTGGCGACGGGGTCGCCCATGACGTTCGCGAGCGTCTCGCTGGCGTTCGCGCCCTCGTTCACGCGCACCACGACGACGAAGGCGCCGATCGAGGCGTAGATGGCCCGCATGGCGTCCGACAGCGTGCCGGCGGCACCGAGGGAGGCCGCGAGCATCGTGTTGCCGGGGATCGCCACGGGCTTGTTGAGGGGAAACAGGATCGGATCGGCGTTCGGCGCCGTGCCGACCAGACCGATGACCGAGGTGCGAACGCGCCGGACGGGGCGGATGCCGTCCGACACCTCGATCGTCTCGACGCCGTGCAGATATTCAGTGGTCATGCTGGCCTCCTCGGGCTAGCATTAGGAGCCAGCACCGAGGAGATCGCCCCGGAAGAGCTTCAGGGCAGCGACGCGGAAGAGGCCTCTCAGACCCCTCTGATGATCAGTTCACGGACCGCTTTTGCGGAGCCGTTGCCGCCGGCCGTGTAGGTCAGGTCGACCGGCTCGATCGATGCCCAGGAGAAGAGGTCGCGTACCTCCGGGACGTCGTTGATGGTCAGGATGAACCGGCCCCGCAGCGCCCGCAAGACCTCGGCCATCTGGGCGAACTCGTCCCGGCTGAACAACTCCCGGCCGTAGTAGTGCTCGGTGCCCCAATAGGGAGGATCGAGCACGAAGAGCGTCTCGGGGCGGTCCCACCGCTTTACGAACTCGGCCCACGGCAGGCACTCGATCCAGACGCCGGCGAGCCGCTCGTGCGCGGCCTCCAGCAGCGGACCGAGCTTGCGCACATCGAAGCGCGCCGGGCCGCGCGTGTCGATGCCGAAACTGCGACCGGCGACCTTCCCGCCGAAGCTCAAGCGCTGGAGATAGAGGAACCGGGCCGCCCTCTCCAGGTCGGTGAGGCTGTCCGCCTCCTGGGCGAGGAGCCGTTCGAATTCGGCCCGGCTCGTGATCTGCCAGCGCAGCATGTCCATGAAGGCGACGAAGTGCCTCTGCAGGATCCTGAAGAACACGGCCACGTCCCGGTTGAGGTCGTTGATGGCTTCGGCCTTGGGGATCGAGTGGCGCTTGAAGAAGAGCCCGCCCATGCCGACGAACGGCTCGCAATAGGTGTTGTGCGGGACGGTCGCGATGATGTCCGCCAGCTGCTTGGCGAGCTGGCGCTTGCCTCCGATGTAGCCGCTTGCGGGGCGGATCGGCCGCACCCGGTGCAATTCGCTATGCATGTTGCCTGTCGTTGGAGAATCAGCGCCCATTCCGGGGCGGCCTTGCGGCCGTCGTGACGGGCGGCGTGGTTCAGCTCTCGTCGGGCGGCTTACCTGCCAGGGACTGGCCGCCGGAGCCCTCGGGCTCCCCTGTCACGTCACGTCGATGAAACGTGGATCTACATAAGCGCCGCCTCGCGAAACGCCTGATCGATATCAGCTGGCGTCATTTCGAAGGCCGGCCCGATGAGATCGAACAGGGGATGCGAGCGCTGATAAGTGCTCGCATCTTCATATTCGATCAGCGCCTGCGAACGCTCCGGCTCGTCGAGTGTTGCAATGGCCGCCCGGATCGCTGCGTCGTCGTGCCCGGCGCTCAGCATCCAGAGGCGCAGCTGCCGGCGGGTGATGTCGGCGATGGGAGCGTCTTCGAGGGCGTAGCTCTCGCGCGGCACTCCGTCGTCGTCGACCAGGACGGGCTCGCCAGTCGCGACCTTGCCGGGCGGGATCAGCGCCGGCTGGATGACGGCGAGCCCCGCGTCCTCCAGCTCGGCCGGCGACCAGCAGCGCTCAACGTCCAGCGTGTTGTGGCGGGCCTCGTCGAGCCAGCCGTCCCAGCG